GGGGGGGGGGGCGTTCTCCATTATATGAATGAAATTTGTCAAATATACATCCGCGCTGCGCCAGTGCGCTAAGGAGTTCGTGTTCTAGCGCGGGGATAAGGGTGATAGGCCACCCTCCCAAGGGCATAGGAGGGTAGCTACTTACAGGGGGGATAGGGATGTTGTCCATACGCCGTAGCGTGTAGCGCGACGGCAGGACATAATAATCATTACAATAAGACAATTTATTTTCTCATCCTTGTGGCGTTATGGATATTTTCAAATCGTTTCTTTTGGCAATCCCCGCATTCATAGAGGATTGGATAGGAGCATATGATGTTTGTTTCAAGGGGCACATTACAACTCCACGGCGTGAGGCACTTAGGGCATACGTGGGGGGTGGTGCGGGTGTCGATTTTCAAGGCATCGCGAACATATTGTAGCTCTGCGATGCGCTTCCTTATTTCATCGCTCTGTTTATCTAGGGCGATGTTTTCTAACTGAACTTTTTGGATTAGTGCCTTATTAACTTCGGCCTTGAACCAAAGTTCTTCTTCTTCGCGCTGAAGTTCTTCAATTTCTTCCGCGATCTTTTTACCATTCAATTGAGTATTCCCTCTCGCAGTGGTCGCAGAAGTAGGACGCCTCCTGCGTATAATCAAAATCCGTGTCGAGGTGCTCTCCGCGCTCGTAATAAGAGGTTTGCCACCCTAGTTCGCGGGCGCGAATCATCGTTCTCCCGCAATCCACGCACCGAAAGTCTTCTGCGCGCTGTTCGATTAAAGTTCGTAAGGAGTTCGGGAGAAGAGGAAGATTTGTCCTAATCCGTCTATGGACTTTCGCGCACTTCATTTCGATTCCTCATATATTCGTTTTCGGCGCGCCTCAAATGTTTTGTCGAGATTATGTTTGACAAATTTAAGGAGATCACTAGCGCGATCTGTGATTTCGCATGCCTCCTCTAGTTCGAGGAAATAGGCATCATCCATCGTCATCGCTTTACTCTGATTAAGATAGAGGGTTGCTTGGAGAAGTTCCTGTGAAGCGCGTTTGAGACTATCCTTCACAATTTCCTCGTGAGAGAATAGCAACGTGTTGCGCTGGGATTCCATAAATTTCAATATTTCGCACCTGCCATTCTTCGCGCCCAAGAGGATCGACCTCGAAGAGGTCGCCTAGCGCGACAATTTTTTCTACCATTCTTATCCCATAGCACCGCAACGGCGCGAAGTCCGAGACGTGTGCGGGGTAGTGATCCTTAGGGAGCGCGTCAGAATTAATCCAACGCGCTCCTTTGGGCAGGGGATGTATGTCGTAAGATGGAGGTGCCCCCTCCGAAGAGGGGGCAGAGAGGCGCGGGGGCTATAAGAGGACTTCAATGTTTCGTATTGCTTCTGCTACTGCGCCCCCTGCATTTGGGACATCTTTGTGGCGCACCGAAGTGCCGCGATATTTGCGCTTCTTTTTGAGCATTTGGCGCGTTTTGAGCCATGCTTTCAATTGCGCTCCTTGGAGTTTCCCCACCATCTCCCATATCTTTGCGTCGTCATAGTCAATCTTCCTGAAGCGCGAAGGGGTGCTTCGCGAGAACTTGAACATTAAGGTAGGGAAGCCATAGTTCGAGGGGGCCTCAAAAAAGGCGCCGCGATATCGGAGGGTTGTAAGTTCCTCAGTCTTTGGGTGAGGACGCTCCAAAGATATTGCGGACGCCTTAATGAACGGCCCATAATCTCCGCAGAACTTGCGGAGCAACCATTCACGGCGCTCCCTAAGAGTTTGCGGAGGTTCAGGAAATTTGAAATTCCATGCAGGATCGCGTATCGCGAATTGTGGGGGAGGAGGAGAGATTTGAGGAGGCTCATAGTCCTGTTGGTGTAGGGTTGCGAGACTGAATCCTGCACACCGCGCTGTGCAGTTGCGGCAACTAATCCACCCCATAAGGGGGGCCTCCAGATCGTGCAAAGGCACATAATCGAGAGGGGATGTGTAGCGCGTTGCCTGTTTGTTTGTCCAACAGTTCCACGCGTCCTCGTAGGACTTGATCTGCGCTTTCTCATGCAACATCTTGATTTGTTTCAGGATGGCGCTCTGTGCTGAGGGAATCCAGCCTTTTGGATCGGGTTGAGGAGTAGGTTGATTAAATTCCTCGCTGGATAGGAGCATGTTTGCGAGCCTGTTCTCAAGGTATTCCTTGTTGAAAATCTCACAAGGACTTCTAGTGTAGCGCTTGATTGCTTGAAGGTAATCATAATGATTAGGGAAATAGCTCCTTTTGGGCATGCCACCGCCGTGCCTTTCTAACCTCCGAAGAAATTGGCGCATTTCCTTCCAGTGATTCATTTGTTCCTGTGTACTGGCATCTAAGATGACTGTCGGTGCCTCCACCGCGCTCTTTTTTTTATGTTCGCGTGTTACTCCCGGCGCGTCCTCTGCCGGAAGGATTCCTTGCTCTTGCAGCGCGTGAAGCCACGCGAGACCTCCTTGCGCCGCGCTTTCTATCTGATTCATTTTCAATCAACTAAATAGTTAATATAGTCAGCATTTATAAATGTATCGGGGTATCCGCGCTAAGGATCATAGATTACAATGCGCCCTCCGGTGAGGCCGCGTCGTGAGATTCCAAACGCGTGTTGTTCCCATTTATATTTGCGCTCCTGATCATGTTCGCGTTTTGCTTGGGCAGCGCGAACTTGCGCCTGAGCCTTTGCCTTAAGTTTTTCGTATAATGTAGCCATCTTCAATCACTCCTAAGGAAATAGGGCAAATCTCAGCAGAGCATTTTATCTCTGCGATTCCTGATCCCGGATGCTGGCAAGTAACGCGCCCATCCTCTTCTGAGTGAAGATAAGAGAAAGGGCAAATATTCTTATAGACCGCGAAGTCTACTACTACCTCTGTCATTCTACAATCCCCTGTGCTTTTAGGTTGTGTGCAACAACGCGATTCCATCCCATGAAGGGAGCGCCTTCCACATCATAATCGCGCTCTTCCAGCGGAAGTACGATCAATGAGAAGGGCACCTTATCAATATCCATTGGAGAAGGAGTTATCGCGCGGATGCGTCTATATGATAGCATTTTTTTCCATCCTTTCCGCGCCCCCTGTGAGGGGGTGGGTTCGGTTCGGTTCTGATTTATCCGAAAATTTTGGACAATATATCCTCGCGCCGCGCTAGCCAACTATGCCGAGTTGGAGCGGGCACAGGTCGAGTTTACAGGGCTTCCACCAGTTCTCGGCGCACTGGGGCACTAAGGTAGTGCGACTATCTTCAAGGTAAGGTTGGAACATGCGGTGCTTACAGGCCTCACTCAAGGTCTCGAATTTGAGCGCGACCTGTATCTTATCATCGGTCTGAGGCATTGTTATCATACTCCTTACTGTGTGTGGTGCTATCCACTACGTCGAGGGCTTGAGTTACCTTATTAATATGATGGTCTATATCACTTAGGGATAGGAAATCTACTCCTTGAATCTTAATGGAGCGGGCCTTGAACTCTATCTTCATAGGCTTGCCATGATATAGTATCTTAGTGATAAATGATTTAAGGGGAGGGAACATAGAATCTCTCCATATGTTCGCGACTACATAATCCCTGACAGGCGAGGCAGGGCGCCTCGCTGAGGTACTCGCGCCCACAGGAATCATCCCTAAGGGAGACTTTGTAAGGCGTGCCGTCTATGGGGTTGCGGAGCATAATACAGCTCCATTTAATGCCGCAGACAGGACATAGGTGTAGCATTATTAATCCACCTGAATTACTGTTTCATAGGTCGAGGGCCATGTTTGCGAAATCTCAATGTTCTTATAGTAGGCGTCGAGGACATGCGCCAGCATTGGGATTCCTCCGCGCTTTCGCGCATTCGAGGTTCAATCATCGTAATCAACTATTACAAGAGGACAGATATCAGCATGACATAGAGGATAGCGCGAGTGATTAACACATTGGTGATAGCGCTTGCCTTCTTCGTATCCTCGGTACGGGTCAGTTTGCGCACAGGTAAAAGTCCACCTGTATTTACAGGCGTTTTGTACCTGTGTGAAATGAACGCGGCATATATCATGCGTCATCTTTTTTCACAATTCTCTCTATTGTTTCTTGGTTATCTACAAGGATCGCGATGAGAAGGAAAATGATATGATACCATTTTACATCTACAATCGCGTTGAGTAGGTATATGAGGATAAGATCTCTTAGGGTATTCATCTTTGTTCCTCCTTTCAAACAAAAGTTTGGGAGGGGGGCCGAGGCCCTATTCTTCTGGGGCGATATCCCATATTTCATCGGCGATAGTTGTAACTTTCCGCACAAGTTTAATTTCAATCTCCTCATCCGCGCGCCCCTGCGCTTTGAGACTGAGGATGTGCTTTATCATTTGTTTAAGTTCTGGAATTCCGAGGTACACATGCCGAGGAATAATCTCCTTGTGGGACTCGTCGTACTGGTCAAGGAATGCGGGATATTCCTCTGCGGTGAATATCCAAGGGGCCCTGTTCACTCCTACCCTCACAAAGAAGGTATAATGTTTCTTTGTGGGTTCTAGCGTTTTTTCTTTTTGATACATCCTTATTCCTCCTATATTACCGCGCTCCTATACTTCTTTAACTTCGTATGTCTCTTCATCTGCGATACGCCGTAGCGCGTCCAGAATAAACTCACTGTCTATTGGGTAAGGGGATGTTACCTTTACCTCAAATTTATATTCTTTCATATTATCGCGCTCCTGTGAGGTCGGTGGGGCGTTTGATTCTCAATTAGACCCGAAAATTTATCGGATATACTAGCGCGGTAAGGTCTAACGTATGGGCCTATATAAAGGAAAAGCTCGGATACCCGCGCCTAATCCTATGCTCTCACTATGCCGTGCGGTGGCCTTTCCTATCGCACCTTCTGTTCGCGCCCCCTAGATACCTATACAACATATTTAATTTTCCGCGCCCCTGTGTCGCCGTCATGGGCGTATCTCAAGCGCGTCTTAAGCGCGCTTTTAGACGTGTGACTAGACGTGCGGCTCCTCGTTCCTTTTTCTTCAGGCGCGGCGCGCGACAATCGCAAGCGCGTCTTAAGCGCGCCCCGAGAAAGACGTGTGAGGCAGCGGACTCGCGCGCGCATATCCACAGAAATAGGGCTGAGACAGCGCAGAAGAGACGTGTGATTTTTCGCGTGTATAGGAGAGAGGGGTGCGAGAACGCGCGTGTTCTGCGCAACCTCAGCTATGATAGACGTGCGGTTGCGTCTCAGGCGCGGCCTTTGTCTTGGAGAAGGCCCGCGCCACAGACGTGCCCGCACCGCAAGCGCGCCCCCCATCGCTCAGCGCTCCACAGACGTGAGCGCGGCTTAGGCGCGCTGGGGATTTATACGTATGACTAAGACTAAGACGCGGCCGCGACTCAGGCGCGCCTAAGAAAAAAAATAAAAAAAAAGAGAGGGTTATGAGAGGGAGGGGAGGCCCTCCATCATAAACAAATACCGATAAGACCATAAACGCGCTTGCTCTAGTTCAAAATCTTGTTTGTCCATATGGTACGTTATAATGTGTTTGTCCATCCGTTTTAAGTCGTTATACTCTATGTCTATGACTCTTAAGAACATAATAAACATTTTTCGCGCTGTATTAAGTTCTTCTTTCTGCTCTTCTGTCATATCTTGGAGTTTATGGTGTAAGGGTTTATAGTGTATTATTATGTGTGGTTGTTCTTTGTGTGGTCTATGCCCTTTTGTTGTGTTGATCTTATACATTTTATCAACCTCCATATTAGAAATAAAGAAAGGAGGTCGGAGGATTTCGCACCTCCAAATTAGAGTAATCTCTCTATATCTTCTTCAAGAAGATATTGAGAAATCCCTCTTTGAGTCATAGGGTAACAGTCAATAACTCCGCTATTGCTTTGCTGTCCCTCAAACCCTTCTTGCTCCACTTTGAGGGTGAAGCTATACCAAAAAAGGTCTTTACTCAGTATTCCAGTTATAATAACTTTTTGCCTCAATGCTTTTCACCTCCATAATAGAAAAAAGTTTGGGAGGTGTTCGGGATTGCACCGAACTAAGTTATTATTGGGGTTGGTGGGTTTTAAGAAGTTCTATTAAGTCCTTTCTGAAATCTTTTGAATCTCTGAGATATCTTGCGGTTAAGATAATAAACCCGACATTTTCTGCAACAAAATTGATGTATTCTGGATTTAAGACTACAGGGAGGAGTGGCTGAGAAAATGGTCGGTTAAATGGTTCGGGGTACGCTGTTAAGTCCAAGAACAGCTCGTATATCTTTGCGAGCTGTTGCTGTTGGTGGGGGTACTCTTTTGGGGAGAAAAAGAGCCCGTGCCCGACTAGCTTCATCAGTGGAGTGAATCCTAGCTTATTTGTGGGCAAAGCCTGAATGTAACCGCTTTTATCGGTTGAAGTCGGTTCTATGTCTTTCTGTACTGTTTTTGTTTCTCCTGTTTCTAAGTTAATTTCTTTGTCACCAATTCGTAAAGTTTTGGTTGCGGGGGTTGTTTCTTTGTCGTCTTGTGGTTTATCGTCTTGTGGGTTGTCGTCTTGTGGGATTTCCTCATATGTACTGAGGATATCCAATAATTGTTCTTTTGTGAGTTTTTCTAGTTCTTTTTGCTCTTGTGTGTCTTTCTCAGCGACGTTTAAGATTGCTTCGATGATTTCAGATTTCTTATTTGACATATCCATATTATCACCCTTTTGGTTTCTACTCACTATTTGCGGCTAATAAGAGCGCTCCCTGTCGATCTTTCGGGAGGTGGGTAATCCCTACTATCCATTGGGATCTTGTAGGGTACGCTTAGAGTCGCCTCTATTCGGTTGGACTCCAGATCTAAGAGATCAAGACCGTATCGCCGGATTTCGTGGATTTCCCACAATTAAAAGTTTACAGCTATTCGCTGCACCAAGGGAAGAGGTTGCTGCCCCTTTCCGCCCCTTTTGGCTTTCTCAAATAATACTGCGCAGTTTAGGCTTATAAATCTTTTGGTTGAAGTCCGCTATACAATATATATTTTAGCCCTTATGGTATAGTGGTATATACCGCGCGGTTATGGAGTATATACCGCGCTATCTTGGTATATATCAGCGCGCTTTATACTCCCTTATGGGTAAGACTACTTATTTTTGAGTTAATATACTCACTTTTGATAGGGCTATACTCATTTTTGAGTAGGAGGTATTGATCTTTGAGGGGGTATATATTCGCGCTCTATTTGTATGATTGAGTTATATTGTGAGGAGCGCAATATATATCGGTATAGATTATATACGCCGCAGTATGCCGATATATACTGAGTATATACAGTGTATAGGGGCGCACCAAAAGATTTAAATACTTTGCATGAGCAATATTATATGAGAGAAACAAAATGGTTCAAATAGTTTGGTACTGCAAAAAATGTGATGGTAGAATTGACAACCCTGAGCGCGAACTTGTCCCCGATGGTGGAAAGCTATATTGCCCCCACTGCATGAGCTTTGAGGGATTAGAACCCTACTACCAAGAGTAACCTTTTTTTTTGCTTGTTGGGGGCGCGAGTATATATTCCACCGAAAATATATAGAGGTCTATACAAGCGCGCGGTTATACCCCCCCGACACAAGTACGAGGGGAAATCGGATTGGGGAAAGAGAGGCCTAGGATAACAGGGAGGCGGATACCAAACGCGTAGGGGCGCGGAGATATATATATGAGAAGACGCTGCGACGTGAAGTGCGAATGACATGGACAAGTCAAAAAATTTACGAAACCCTCCTCGATCCGGTGAAGTTTATTCATCGCTTATGCTATGTGCCTTTCCCGGGCAAAGGAGGCGTAAAGATTCAACTCGATCCCTATGCCATTCGGTACTTACGTGATCCGAGCATGATGCGATTTGTATTAAAGTCGCGACGAGTAGGATTTTCGACGTTGTTCTCCCTAGAATCGTTTCACCAGTCGGTGTTAAACGACGAAATGATGTCCTTCTTTGTATCGAAAAAAGAGGATCAATCGTGCGAAATGTTGCGCGTTGCGCGCTTTGCTGCGCGAAATCTGCCCAAACCATTTGAAATTGCGGTTGTAAAAGATCGCGAAACAAAACTCGAGTTTGGGAATGGGTCACGAATCACCGCATTATCTTCGTCGCCTGATGCGGCACGAGGACTTACAGGAAATGCATACCTAGATGAATGGGCATTCGTTCCGAATGCGGATGATGTGTGGAAGGCCGCATCTAAGACAGTGGCCGTAGGATCAGGGTTACGTTTAACCATGAGTAGCACGGCGCGAGGAAAGAGCGGACACTATTATGGAACATGGCAGAAAATTCAAGAGGCGATTCGACGAAAAGAACTTCCGAAATGGAGTTATCACGAGGTTATGTGGTCGGAATGTCCTCGGTTAGAATATCAGGTCATTCGAGATCTGTGCGATACCGAAGAAGAATGGCTCATGGAATTTTGTTGCACCTTTGTAGATGAGAGCATGACGCTCTTTCCATTTACATTATTGGATCAAGTGACGCGAGATATCACACAGTATAGCGTGTTCTCACCACCCCCATTGTACGAAAATCGTGCGCGGTATCTTGGTATTGACTTCGGGCGGAAGGACTCAGAAACCGCAATTATCCTCACGGAACGAAGTCCTAAGAAAGTGACGCGAGAAGTGACGGTGTGGGAGGATGAGGAGGAAATTACCAAACAAGTTGAGGAATATGTTTGGTTCACTCGATTTGTGGAGACGTTCGATAATGTACCTGCTCCTGAGCAGGAAGAACGTATTTTTGAAATTTTTAAAGCATTTCGCCCTATAAGGGTATATTGCGATCAAACTTCGTTTGGACTACCGTTTGTTGATCACTTACAGCAAGGGCATTTGATTGGCCCTACTGTCTTAGAAGGAATCACATTTACGAATGCGGTAAAAGAAAGATTGATTTATAATTTGAAAGGAATGATGGAGGCAGGAATCTTAATCATTCCAGATAATCGACGACTAATCAATCAGCTCCATGCAATCCATGCGGAGACAACTCCTTCAGGAAGACGAAAGTTTTCAGGGAAGAGTCAAGGAAATGATGATTTGGCATGGGCATTGGCCTTGGCCGTGCAAGATCGAGTTCCCAAAGGGTACTCAGATGCCAAGGGAGTTCCTTTCAAGGAAGCGAGTCAAGCACCAAAATCCGAACGGGATATGCAGGAGCTTCTGGAACGAATAAAGAATGATCCAGCAGCACATATCAATCCGCGCAAAAGATCCCGAGTATATATCAGAAGGGTTTAAAATTGTCTTTTTTATCTAAAGTTCGCAAGCGATTGCGAGATATTATCATTGGGGGAAGCAAAAGCAAACCGTTTGTAGCCCCTGTGCCTTGGGGGATGTACCCTAAGACAGAGAGTGACGTAGGCGCGGAACAGAATACTTATAAACGTATTTATCGGAATGAACCATATGTACGCGGCCCTGTAGGGGCAATTGTGGATACGTGTATCAAATCAGGATGGGAGTTTGTTCCTAGATTTTTTGATATCAAAGTACCGAAAGGAAGAATTATAAAGGTTCGGAATTTCTTCGCGCATCCTAAAGTGCAGTTTCCAATCTTCTTACGCACCCTTATCACTAATACCATTGTTTATGATGATGCATATATTGAGTGCGTCAAAAATAATGGGGCGAAAGGAATCTACGTTCTGGAAACAGAGGAAATGAAAATTAAGCGCGATGAGAATGGGAACGTCGCGGGATATGTTCATCGAGAGGGACAGGGTAGTTGGGAAACCAAATATACGCCCGAAGAAATTGTGCATGTCTCAATGAATCAAATGGCGAGTGCCTTCTATGGCGTTTCTGATGTAGAAACGATTGTCAAGAGTGCCAATCTTTATTCCACTGCGAAAGGATATAATCAGGAGTTATTTGATAACTCAGGGATTCCAACGCTAGCGTTCTTAGTGAGGGATGCAAGTGAGGATCAATTTAATCGAATTGAAAAGAAGTTAAAGGAAATTCGCGCAGGCGATAACATCTTATTATCAGGAGATGTAACAATCCAAGCTATTTCGGGTATTAATAAGGATTTGGAGTATGTCGAACTTCTAAATTCCACTCGGAGAGAAATGATGTCAGTGCTTCGCGTACCGACGATTGCCATTGGGTATGAGTCAAAGGTTAGCTTAGAAGGAGCACGGGTACAGCTCAATACATTCGGGTTCCGCATTAATGGAATCCAACAGGTCATTGAGAATGCGATTGATCGCGTAATCATTCAGCTCTTTGGAGAAAGTTATTGGGATGTTCGGTTTGAACTCCATGAATGGGTTGATCCATATGTTCAAGCCCAAATCGACGCAATCTACCTGAAATGGAAAACAATTGTTCCTAATGAGGTTCGTAAGCGGTTACGTCTTCCTCCGATTGAAGGAGGGGATGACCCTGTGTCTGATGTTCGGGTTCGAAGTGAAACGAACGAGGATGGAATGGGGCCGGATACTAATTTAAATGAACAACAATCGGAGCGACAGGATCGGGATCAGGAGACTCCCGGGAAATTGAGAGAGGGAGAGATTGCTCCATCTCGACAGAAGGAGAGGGGCTTATGATCAAGATCACGGCGAAGGTTGAAGGAGATGTCGAGTTTCTCAAGGGAATGCCTCGATTTAAGGGCAATCTTCTCACAAGTGTAGAGAACGCCCTAGAAGAAGTAGGTCTCTTGATTGAGGAACGAACGAGGGAGGTTACTCCCGTAGACACAGGCCGATTGAAGGCGTCTATCGGACATTTCGATTCATCTTTTTTGGTTAAGCCGAATGATGAAGCCAGTCCTGCGGATGCGTATTGGGTCTTAGAGAGAGACTCCGTAACAGTTGGGACACGCGTTCCTTACGCACATTTTGTGCATGATAGAGTGCCTTTCTTGGATATCGGTGCTAATCAGGCGCGCGGGGAGTTGGATGGAATTTTAAGAGGGATTGTATTTGAAGCCGCATCAGTTTCCTTCGGAACGCGGATGCGGGGCACAGTGAGTCGGATACGAAAGTTTTTTAGAGGTAGGAGATAATGGCTCAAACGCATGAAGATCAATGTACGATTTGCAACGTTTTAAGTCCAGAGGACATCAAGGAGCTAGAGGTTGCTGCGCTTAAGAAAAAGGAAAGTTACGAATCTATTGCAGATCGCATGTCAGAGAAATATGATGTAAGCATCACGAAACAGCAAATTAGCAATCACATGATTTGGCTGAGGGCAAAAAAACTAGCGCCAAAGCGGGATGAGATTTTAGAGGAGCACGGAGAAAAGATCTTGAATACCCTCGATGAATATTTGAAAGTACACCAGTTCGCGTGGGACAAGATAAAGGAACTCGAAGAGTTGAAAAATACCAGAGATGTGACTGAACTCTTACGGGTGGCCAATGCTCAGGATCGTTACCTGAAATCTCTCTTAAAAGGGTTACGATTATTTGCTGAACTGACAGGGGAAGCAGAACGAGATACACGAAAGTTAGAAATTAGTGTAGTATTAAAAAGATTAAAGGAAGAGATGGGTGAGATCGATGCCTGAAGAAGGCGAAAAATATTTACACATACCTGTTCGGGATTCAGGGTTGTTTGTGAGCGATTCGCTCCGAACCACTACAATTTCTTCAACAAAAGGAATAAAGGCCGTGGTTGGAAAGTTGAAGAGTGATGCCCAAGGATCAACGAGCATTCAAAAATATATGTTTCTTAAGAGTAAGTGGTCAATGGCCGATGCAAAAGCATGGGTGAAAGAACACACGAAATCTTTTTACTCTGATTTTGATATGGCCCTTCGAAACTTCTTAAGTAAAGAGGACAATAATTATAAATTCAGGATTCCTTGTTTAATTGAGAAAGCACTCGGCACTGATGATGTGCCTGATGGGATTGATCCAGAAGAATTTTCTAAATATCTTGGAGTGTTTAAAGCGACGGTGAGTACCTCCGCATTAGATTCAGACCGAGATATAATTACATGGAAAGCGATCGAACAAGGCGCGAATCAATTGAATCAGCGCGGAATTGTGCTTTTTAACCACAACCGATATGATCCTCCGATTGGGAGGTTTATTAAGGCATGGGCAGTTAAGAAAGGAATAAACGAGTACGGAGTAGAAACTGGAGAGATTCAAGGATATATCGGAATTTCAAAAACGGCACAGGATATCTGGACACTCATCGATGAGGGGATTCTCATAGAGATGTCTGTCGGTGGTGTGTTGGATTGGGGTGGCGCGGAAGAGTTCTACAACGATGATGATGAGTTCGATTATCGGCTTATTCATAGTTGGGAATTGTTTGAGGCTTCGGTCGTTAATATCGCAGCGAATCCAGAAGCACGGATCTCTGTCGTACTTGGAAAAATGATGAGCGATATAGCAAAACAACAGGGGGAAACTAATCTGGTAGATGAAACTGAAGGAAAGACGCCTCAAGAGTCGGAAGACCCTGAAGAAGGGGGAGACGACGAAGAAGAGGTTGATGTCTTTTCAGAAATCGAAGACCAACTCGGGGAGCGTCTCAGCGCATTACGCGATGAGATTCTCGAAGCGGTCAATGAAAAGATAGAAGAAACTAATACGCAAGCTCGGAGTAGCCTTGAAGAGCTACAGGCTGAGACCACACAGACCCTCAATGAATTTGGAAACGGGGTAGAAAACGTTACGAATTTATTGGAGTTTTTGATGGAGCAGCAAGGAGTTGAGCTTGAAGAAGGGGAGTCCGAAGGAGACGACCAAAACTCCGAAGATTGAAAAAAAGAGAGTGAAAACTAATGCCACAAACTGAAAAGGATCGAGCTATGATCCTGAATCAGCGATTAGGGAAATTACTGAAATACTCTGACCGTGTGAAGACTAATCAGATCGCGGAAACCAGAGCCAAGAATTTGCAACATACCTCCCTAGATGAGTTAAATCAACTCTATGAACGACGTATGGATGAACATCGTGATTTTGCAAAGTGGTTTAAAACCCCACCGCGCGATTACAGTCCTTCGCCCATGCAGAAGAAATGGAGAGATGTTGCCAAAGCAATTGCAGGGTACTACACCACAGAGACTAGCACTGCGTACTTAATCCCCGAAATTTGGTCAAGTCAGATTTGGGGCCGGATCTTAGAGAAATCTGTCATTCGTGATTTAGCGAGTGTCGTGAATTTCACAGGGCCCGGAGACATTCTGCACATTCCAACTACAACTGCGGGATTAACATCTAAGACGCGGGGCGAACCTTCGACTTCATTAATTGACTTGATGGATGACACCACACGCGGCACCATTAGCGAAAAGCAACTTACGAAAGTAAGACACTTTGTAGCTACATGGGTCACTCCAGAAGTAATCCAAGATGCGGCTTATGACGTAATGGATTTACTATCGATGGAGATGGCGGATGCCATCCGAATGGGAGAAGAGGAAGCCTTTATTCAAGGAGCTACGGGATCTTACTCAGCACCAGATGTCAAATCCATGTTCGATGGAATGATTAATGATGCGGGACAGACCTTAGACTTGAGTTTAGCACCTCTGACAAACGATGATTTCGTTGAGTCTATGGCTTTACTCGGAGACAATCGCTTTGAGCCGGGAGCATTTATCTGCACACGCAGGGTTGCCCATCGGTTCTTGGACAAGACAGAGTTTGACCATGTGCTCACTATCGACAAATACGGGCCTCGTGCGACTGTATTAACAGGCGAACTTGCCCGATTGTATGGTGTGCCTATTGTCGTTTCAGATGCATTACCCATTACTGCGGGTACTCCAGATTACAGTACATGCTTGATGATTGACCGCAGAGCGCCAGTCATCGGAAATGTTACTGCTTTGGAATTACAACGGGAGTTCTGGGCTAGGTATCAAGTAAACTTCCTGATCTTGATTCAACGATTAGGCTACGTGACACGATACACAAATGGTATTGTGAAACTAACCAACGTCTATGAGAAGGCGTAATGAAAGCCGAATATAAATTCTAGCTTTCAATTTTTGAGCATGTTTTGAGGACGTGGCCTTCGGGCCTCCTACTCTAATTTAGAAAAAAAAATCCTCTGGTACTGTGTACCTTAATAAGTGGAGGTGTTTATATGGGAACAGGAGTAAGTAATGCAAAAGCCAAACGCGCTATCGCGGGTCGGTATAAATCTTCAGCGGCAATTGCCAAAGGAGTATTTGTAGCTCGCGCTGCCGCGGGGACGATTGCAACTGAAACAACGCACAATGCTGCGTCGCATGGCGTAACCCTCGAAGACATCGCAAGTGGTGCTTTTGGGAACGTTCAGCGATTCGGAGTTGTAGAGATGACCGCCGCTGCTCCTTTAGAGGACGGTATGGCGATTCGTTCAACTGGTAGTGGATATGCGAACCGAAAGACAGTTACAGGTGAATTAGCAATTGATTCCAGTATAGGACTTGATGCTGAAGTCAGCGCCGCGATGGATGATGACGAAGTAATCGAGTGGACATCAACCCACGATAGTGACATTGGGAAATATCTCATGGTCATTGGAGTGGATACAGATGATTCTACTGAGAAGAAAGAACTAATTGGGCCTCTTGCTGCAACAGGAACGTATGTCGCGGGAACAACAAAATGGTCAGGCACGGCAGGGAATGGAAACATCGGATTCGTTCTAATGAGCGAAAACAATGCACATAGTCCCGTTGCTGCGGCAGGAACAGTTACCGCACGGAGTGGAACGAGCAATACTACAATTGCGACAATTTCAGCAGCATCCCAATCAGCAGGAGTATTAATCGCATCTAAAGCTACGGGACACGAAGGTGTTTCGGCAGGCGGAGGACAGATTACAGCCGTCTCGGATACAGCCGGAACGAAATACATAATCTATTATGGGATTTCGAGCGCTGGCACCGAGTTGATTGAATTGGAACAGTTAAACGGAGTGACGCCCGTTACTTCAACAGGCGCATTCGATGTAATTCGTTATGTCGTAATGTCTGATGTTGCAGCGGCACACACGATCACGTTTACTGGGGCGAACGATACAACTAATACGACAAAGGGATATGCCGTTTCAAGTTGCAAAGGTAGAGGTAGCAAGGTTCTCGTCGATCTTGTAGCGCCGTAAGGCGGGCTACCTTTATTTTTTTTTATGATAATTCGAGGGACAAAAAAATGCCAGTAGTGCCAGTACAGAAAGATAGACCTCTGAATTTCTCTGATAGTTATACATTGGGAATTGGGGCAGGCAACGCGACAGACTTGATTCTTTCGGTTGCAGGGATAACTGATCTTTCAATTTTAGTTGAGAATACCCATGCCTCGGCTCAAATGACTGTGAGTATTGCTTGGGCGATGAACCAAGCAGGACATGGAGCGAGCGGAGTATATATTGATGCGTTAGGGAGTAGTCCGACGATCAATGCTGGAGTGTCTGACAATTGGCGATTTGGTTCGCGATTCCCGACCTACACCACAGATGTTGTAGTTGATCCGTATTTTTCAGATGTATTGCCTTGCAATTTTATTAGGATTCGAATGTATGGAACTGCGGCCGCATCCGAAGCGACCGTATGGATTCAGGGGCATCGCCAACGATTATAAGTGAGGGAAAAAAATGGCAATAACAAAAATTGTGGAAAGGAGACCTCTTAACTTTTCGGCGACCTATTCGGTTGCTGATGAAGCCGCGAATGCGACCCATTTATATATGTGGGTGGCAGGAGTGACAGATCTCACGGTATTTATTGAGAATGCGGCCACAAGTGATGGAATCACAATCAGTATCGATTGGGCGATGGATGATGAAGGACATGGGGGAACGCCTGCCTTTATCGACGCAATAGGGAGTGACCCAACATTGGCAGCAGGGAATTACGATCATTGGCGGTTTGGTTCGAGCTTTCCACTCTATACAACAGATGTATTGGTTGATCCGTATTTTGAGAATGTGTTGCCTTGTAATTGGATCAGAATAACGCTATATGCAACATTGGCAACAGAATCAGCCGATGTGACCGTATGGCTACAAGGTCATCGACAACGGCTGTGAGGGGATCTCATGGCATACACAACACACGCACAAGTTCGTTACTTTAGTGGGCAGGAACCTACCTATGTTGTAGGGGAATCGCTCGGAACTGGTGATAACAGTGAGACGACCTTCTATACGGAATACTATCCACTCGCCGATGTGAATGGGAGTGAGAGTATTACCATAACAGATGTTACAGTCTACGTGGATGGGAGTCCCGTAACGGTGTCGTCAGTCAATGGAAATAGCGGACAAATTATCTTAGCAAGTGCCCCGGGAACAGATACCGCGATAACGGTGGACTATGCGTATTCCAGCGTGAGTGAAGAAGCATTTGCTCTCGCAATTGCGAGCGCAGATGATTTTGTAGAAGAAGAGACAGGGCAGGTCTTCTCCAATGCAAATGCCAAGACAGATTATTTCGATGGGGATAGTCTAAAAAAGGTATTTATCTTAGAGAAATATCCTGTGCAAAGTATCACGGCCGTTTCACTGCGGGAAGCAGGAGGCACTGGTTGGGATACTCAAACTGAGGCCGATGGTGATGGGGTAGATGATGATTATTGGCCCTATATCACGGACAATCAGAGTTGGATCGAATTTGTGGAGGCCCCTGAGACAGGAAATCGAAATGTGAAGATTGAATATACCTATGGATATAGCTCAATCCCAACCTTAGCGAGTGAGCTATCGGCGTGTTTCGCGGCGATTTGGATTTTGCTTTTGCTTGATTCGGGATGGGGAATTGAGGAATTTCGGCTAGTAGAACAACAGGTACGATTTGCGAAAGGAACGGCGCATGCCCAACACATTGAGCGCCTTCAAGCACATATTGATCGTCTGTTGAGCCGGGTTGGGCGAAAAATAATGATTGGAATTATATGAGGTGAAAAATAAATGGCAGCAACAGCAACCGTGAAAGAGGCTAACGGCGCAGGCCCTACACTAAGTACCATTACGAATGCGAGATTTTGTACGGCAGATGCCTATGACGATGGCACGAGCAATCCGATTGTGATTCCCTCTGCTGGGTTTAATTACTCATACTGGAAGCACATCTGCTTGGAAATGACAGGGACTTTTACTTCGATTGAGAACTTCTATCTCTATTCGGATGGTTCTTTTGGAACATGGACATGGGGTACAAGTGGCGAAATGCGCGTAGGAGCCCGAGACTCAGGGGATTTTGGATGCCCATCAGGAAGTTATGATCAAGCATCAGGAACTCCCGGGACAACAGGAGACGACCTAGAGACAGGTCATACCTATTACAGCGGACAAACGAACAAGAGCGATCCAATTACGGATTATACATCTGGATCAAAATGTCAGATTGATACAACTACATCTATCACCGTGAGTGGAAATAGTTGTTACTATGCGGTGTTACAGGTAAAAGTCGATACCGTTGCAAACGGAGCATCGCCGGGTCAGCAAGATAGCGAAACTCTTACATGGACATATGATGAGACTTAGGGGGACTGTTTAATTGGCGACCAATCACCCTTTGGTGTTTCAATGGGTTGCCTTCTATACAGATGGAACAGTCTTTCCTCAGTTCCATCCCGAAACGGGGAAAGAGCATTTGTATGGGGAGGTCGAACACGATAGGCTATGTAAGTTTGGGTTATATCCATTCCATCCAGAATTTGCGGAAAAGGTAACTGCCGCGGGGACAGCGGTATTAGCAATTCCTTTGCCACACTACGAGGTTCATCTTGGGAGAGGGGATTATCTCACGTTCTTTCGGAAGAATTTTGTAGAAACAAAGTTCTCAATGGCAGGAGAGGGAGCAGAGGTTAATCGACGCGAGATTATTTATGCCTTGGGAGTTCATAAAATTCGAGGCCGGAAACGTCGATACGATGCACACCGGATTATGTATATCCGAGAGGATGGATCAGTAGAATTATCGAGCCAGCGATTAGGATTTGGTAAGGCGGCATGGAGTAAATGAGTCAAGGCCCGTGGTATTGCTTCAACTGTGGGGAATGTTGTAGGCGGATTGCGTTATCTCGACAAGAATATCGGTTGATTTCTTCCCGATTACGAAAGAAATTTCCAAAGCTATTAAACCACTTTCAATCATCAGTAACTATTCATACACGGAATCCGAGATTTCTCGCGATCGAAGGGGAATGTCCCTTTCGAAATAAGGAGAAAGGCCTATGTGCTATCTATAAGATTCGACCATATCCGTGTCGGCTCTATGTGTGTGGTCGGCGAAATGAGCGTGAGCCTCTTCGTGTGAAGGGAAGGTACGTATTAAATAACACCGAACGTCAAGAACGCGACCCATTATTCCTGCTTCAAATGATGGTTATTCGGGATCATGCGATGCGGTGGGGGAGAAAGTACGGATGGAATTTGAAAGGACAAATCCCTGATGGAGATGATTATGTATGAGTAACATTCAATTAACATCGGTTGTAGATTCAATAACCTCCAATCAGGTAGGAGATTACATTTATAAAAGTGTCCGAGGATATGATCTCGGGTTTTATTTCCCCTATTCGTGCATTGGATATCGGCCTTTTGCGTTACGTGAGTTTATTACTGAACCCGCGATCTATGCCAATACCCGTATTTGGTTTCAAACGGGGGCAGGATGGGATCGGTTCTCGACGCATTGGAGTTCAAATAAGAACCAATATGAGGGAGAAAGTGGAGGGAATTGGGAACTCGAAAATACTTTCGGGTGGCAACAGACTTATAATGTGCGACAACCTCCGGCAGGCGATGATGCCTTAGTGAAGCAATATGTGCGAGTGAGGAATGATCGCCGACGATGGGATTTAATTACTAAGGTAACCCCATTAACAACAAGTCTATTAAACATTGGATATGAGATTCGGTGGTTCGTGAAAACGGAGTTTCAGGCCTATCTCAATTGGGTGTATGTGGAACGAGAAGGAGGCGTAGAAGGGTATTATCCTATCAATCAGGTCAAGGATATTGCATCCGATGTGTCGGATTCTGTGCTTCGTTTTGGGTTAGTCTATGGGACACCCGATGGTTCGAGTATGATTCCTCCTGAGATCTTATTTATCATGGATTTGGAGCAATACGGGTGGGATCATAAAGAAGTGGAAACTCTCCAAGTGGAGCTTGAGGGCACAACTTATTGGATGCTCCGCGCGGGTGGGGCTAATTTAGGCACTCCGCAACCCGTTGCCCAAGAGGAGGAAGTGGTGTTTTAGATGGCAACGGTGACGGTGGTAAGCGATACCGATGATATTTATCCCTTGGCGCATGTGCGGGATGCTTCCAATATCCCCTATGTGCTTGCGGTGGATGCAAGTGATAATCTAGTCTTATATGAAGGCAATGCGGCTGAGCCTACCTCTTTCTCCACCACTACGGTGGCATCCGCCGCCAATTGGACTAAGTCAATCGTTAATGCGTACATGATCATTGGTGTATATTCCACTATTGAGTATATATGGGTTTTTTATATAGACTCGAGCGCCGATTTGCACGTACAACGGGCGCCTGTAAGTACGCTTTCTTTTTCAGATCAAGGGGCTTTAATAGCTTCAACTGGGTATGTTTCCGCACATTATGATAATACCAATGAGCGCATAGTGGTGGGGTTTTCCCCCGATACCAAAGCGATGAGTATTATGGTTTCAGAGGATGGAGGCGCTAATTGGGGATCAGAAATAGAAATCTTTGATTTTGGATCCACCAATTATTGCCGCGCCTCGGCGGTGGTGTGGGATGGGGATTATATCCATATTGTAACGGCTATGGGATCAGCCCGAACAGGACTATCCAAACGGTATAATTATTCAACAAGCACTTTAGAATATTATAATACAGGCACGCCCGCTTGGGAAACCTGCTCTGATTCAGATACGGGATTTTCTTTTGGCACTAATAACGTGGGCGGGCGCTTGCATGGGAGTATTGGCACTAATATCATGGTTTTTGCGGATGGAACCTATAACCTCTATGATACGGGGGCGGTTTTTTCTCGCTCAAGCACATTGGGCGAGTCATTTAGTAGTTTTCCTAATCATGGTTCGGATGCGGATATGGGAAACTCAGGTTGCCATATTTTAAAAACCGAGGTGGGAGAGGTTGATGATATTATCAATGTTGCGGGGTATAATTTTTCAAGTAGCTATGAGGATGTTTATATCCAAACTTATGATTATTCTGCAAGCTCTTGGAGTGGGATGAGCCAATTAGAGGGATATAGTGCCGGATATGTTAGGTATTTTGCCTCTGAAAAAAAACAAAGAAATGGGTGGGCGGCTTTATCCTATTCTCGCTTTGATGGCACAAGCACCTATTATGTACTTTATAGACATATGGAAACGGGAACAGGTGGAGCCACTACACTAACAAAAACCTTCACGGTAGATGCTTACTTAAAACAAACAAATGTCGGAAAGACATTCACAGTTGATGGGTATCTCAAACAGGTAGCAGTTGAAAAAACACTCACAGCCGACGCGTATTTCAAGCAGTTAGCCGTAGAGAAGACCTTTACAGTTGATGGATATCTCAAGGCATTGGGACTGGAAAAGACATTCACAGTTGATGCCTATTTACGTGCATTGGGATTGGAGAAAGATTTTACAGTCGATGCCTTCTTACACGCCATTGGGTTAGAAAAGACGATGACTGTCGATGCCTACTTAAAACAAATTGGGGTAGAAAAAACTTATACAGTCGATGCGCTTTTGAAGCAACTCAATGTCACACAGACCATGACGGTTGATGCCTTTCTTAAGCAATTAGGGGTGGAGAAGTCTCTCACGGTTGATGCCTATTTGAAACGCGAAGGAATAGAAAAAACCTTCACGGTAGATGCATGGATCAAACTACGGGGGATTAAGACACTCACCGTTGATGCGTTCTTCAAACAGTTGGGGGTAGAAAAGACTTTAACGGTTGATGCATTTTTACATGCGATTGCGTTGGAGAAAACGTTTACAGTAGATGCCCTATTAAAACAGTTGGGTAGAGAAAAGACGTTTACGGTAGATGCGTTCCTTATATATACTTTGGAAAAGACGTTTACGGTAGATGCCTATCTGAAACAACTTGCAAAGCCGAAGACTATGACGGTCGATGCGTTCTTGAAACAGGTGGCAATCGAAAAATCGATGACCGTTGATGCGTACTTAAAACAACTCGGGATCGAAAAGAGCATGACAGTCGATGCCTATTTAAAGCAATTAGCAGCAGAGAAGACATTTACTGTCGATGCGTGGTTAAAGGGACTTGGGTTTGAGAAGACCTTTACGGTTGATGCAATTCTTGTTACAAGTGAAACCTTAAAGACCTTTACAGTCGATGCGTTCTTTAAGCAATTGGGAGTAGAGAAGAGCATGACTGTGGATGCCCTATTCAAGCAAGTGGAGGTCACACAAACCTTTACGGTGGACGCCTACTTAAAACAATTAGGGATTGAAAAGACCTTTACAACAGATGCGTATTTGAAACAACTCGCGGCCGAAAAATCATTTACAGTAGATTCTTATCTAAAACAATTAGGGGCATTAAAGACCTTTACCACAGATGCCTACTTGAAACAGTTAGGGATCACAAAGACATTTACAGTAGACGCGATTCTATTCGAGTCAGGAACAAAATCAAAAAGTTTCTCAGTCGATGCTATCTTTGTGCGATTTAAGATTCCTGCCGTAAGGAGAGGCGCGGCTCATACACGAATACCATCAATTGTACTTCCAAAAGTAAATATAGGTGAGAGAGATGTTGGTGAGCGTCCTACATAAAACAGAAGGAAGCGTCGATGCGTATGGTGATCCAGCGCTGACATGGACAGAATATCGAGTGCTAGTAACGACAATCCATCCAGACCGGAGGCCGGAACAGGAGTACCATGATTTTGGGGTATGGCGCCGGAAGAGATATCAGGTAACATTTCATCCTGATGTAGATAATATTGAGTATGTCTTGGAAGGCAATCGCATAATCATTTCGGGGGAACAATACGAGATTGTAGTGAGAGATAACTGGTGGGATTCTGAGGGAAATACGATTCGCGTATATACATTGGTAGAACGGGCGTTAGATTCTGTCTCGTATTCGTGAGGTGAGACAATGGGCAAGAACATAGAGTTTGAAGCATTTGGAGATTCGCAACAATTTTTATTGTGCCGAGCCGAAATGGGAGAGCACATTCGACGTGTCGAAACAAAGGTTGATACTTTAGATGGGTTTGTACGAAACCACCTTGAGGAGTTATTAAGGAAGAATGGCCTTTCTAAGACACAACGATTGGCGCTTTATACCACGGCACTTACAATTTTCGGTAATATTATATTGAAATTTTTAGATAAACTCTTATAGGGGGGAAACAAATATGGGTAGACTAGATGGAATTAAATCTGCTTTTCGAGGAGCATGGGATTGGTTACTGAAGATTTTCAGGAAAGCCACTCTGTCTGTGGAGCATGTGGAATCTATCGAACACGATCTTCGATGGTTTAAGGAACAATGGGATACACTAACTCCTGAAGCGCGGATTCATGTGGATAATATTATGGCTTCCGTGGAGAAGTTAAAAGAAATTTGGGGAATTTAAAATGGGAATTACAGTCGATCCCTTAGTGTTTATTAGGGACTGGTTATCAGAAAATTGGAATGGAACGGGGCTAGGGTTTACGCCGACGTTTGTGACAGGCCCTTATAAGAAAGGATCGGCATTGCCATTAGTTACTATTATTGGATTCCCTGCGAGACCTACGCATTTAAACTTAGGCTCGACATATCATTATTACTACACAATATGCGGAGTAGAGTTATATTCGAGTGATAAGGATGAGATATGGGATATGAAACAAGAGACTCGGCGAATCATCTATGCAAACCAAAAGAACCCGACGACAACAACCTATACTACGCCGGGCATTGAACATATCTTAATCTATGAGGAGTTTCCTCAGAACAATTATAAAGAGACTCCTCCGTTGCTGAGCGAATCAATTCGCGTATATGTAGTACATTTAGAAACAAATAGTTGAGGGAAAAACATGACAATTTATCATACATCCGGTACACGGATTGGATACATCGAAGAGAGTGCATTTGGAACACTCCCGACCAGTCCAACACTACAACCAATTACAGCGACTTCATTAGTGACCAGAGGATTCGAGGCGAATAATATTTCTCTCTCGGTGCTTGGTTCAGCTACTCCCCTGTATATTTTAAGGGGATTACAAGAGCCATTTATTGAGGTGGAGTTCTACTTACAAAACTCAACCCTACCTGCTCTAATTGAAGATCCTACAAAGAGTTACTCATTAGTAGTGCTCGATGATACAGGATCATCAATCTATCGGATTTTAGAGGGGTGTCGTGCAGGAGGACTCGAGATCTCCGCGCGTGTAGGGGAGACAAATCTTTGTCGGATGGCATTTGTAGGGAAATCTCTTCGGGATGAATCGTCTATTACGGGGGCATCTTGGGCAAGTGAATGGTCAGATACTCCATTGGCGTGGTATAATACACGAATTGAATTATTAAAGGCAATAACAGGGGAATCTCCTTCTGGAAGTGGAACTGGCCCCTATACTGCTGTAAATAATCCATTCGCAGATCGCGATGAAGATGGAAACATCGATGATACAGGAGATATTACTGCCTATGATGACGGTTCGCCAGTAGGAGTTGCGAGTGTCGATTCGAGTGCAGGGACATTCAATTTATCAGGGAGTCCAGCAGGATCAGTTACCGTAGATTATGTCTATGAAGATCCATTGGATTATCTTATAGAAGCGCGCTTCCGTGTTGAGTACAATATGGGAAGAATTGCGAATATCAGCCAAACAGGGTATCAGGCCCGTGCGATTCGAGAAGGAGCGATTGAAGTTACGGGAGACCTAATTTATACGGTTGAAGATTCCGATATCATTGATGCAATCTTGGCAGATACGACTTATTGGGGATTACAAATGAAATTTGGGGCAGGCGAGAACGGCACAATGCGATTCCGTCTGAAGGACAATTTTCAGTTTAATTCATTAGATAGTCCGTCTGAGACAGATACATTTTTAACAGGGCGTGTACCTATAAGCGCAAATAATTATAATATATTTTAAGGAGGAATGACCTGTGGTTATATATCATGGGCGTTATACAAAGGGATTCTTTAAGGCAGAAGCCGCGAAAAATACCAACCCCGGCGGAACATTCAATTGGATCGGAGTTACCAGTCGGTTTACAAAGACGATTAATCCTAATCTTGTCGATGTGAGAGGTACAGGTTCGGCCCTGCGGCAATACTCTATTCCGTCACGGAAAGAATATGATGTAGGCATCGAATACTACGTACAAGATCTTGACTTTATTAGTGAAGTGCTTAATCCGACAGCGACTTACGATACCTATACGATTGAAATCCGTGATTCAGGGGATGGAGTAACATATCTCTACTGGCTCTTTACAGGGGCAATTTTAAATACCTTGTCATTACGAGCCCGTGTAGGAGATGTGGTCATGGCAACTGTTGGTGGGCATTCGATGGATCTGACCGTATCTGGTTCTAGTGGAATTGGTACTGATCCAACTGATCCGGCAACTGCTCCTTGGGCATGGCACAATGGTAGTGTTAGTGTCGGGGGGGTTGATGCTCCAGAGATCATTGAGTACACTTTAGATACCACGCACAATTCAGATCGCCGATTCGGATTTACTGGCACTGAACCGCGGGATAATATCTTGAGTGGGTTCGACGTTTCTGGCACGCTGATGTTCACCGTAGAAGGTTCGACCTATGTAGATGACATTTTAGCAGATACCGAACAAGACTTGATCTTGTATCTCAATTCAACAACTCACTATATCACGGTGAGCGATGCTAAATTTGGTCGATTGGAACAGCCTTCAGAAGCCAATGTAACGCTCACAGAAACATTGAATTTTGTTGGGAAAAATGCAACAGTAACAGCACCGTAAGTAAAATAGGGGGGCTATATATGGTAAAAGAAGACCAGTTTAAGATAACGAAGAAATGGTTACGAGAACGGGGATGTAGTCCTGAAGAAGTTGAAAAATATTCGGGGCACTATTTAATACAACGATGGACATATGGAGCAAAGAAACGCGCTCAATCAGAAGCCGCATCATATGATGTCCTCACGCAACGAGGAGACTTTGATGTAGTGAAATATTCAATCCATAAGTTTATTGGGTGTATTAAGGAAGCTCCATTTGAGATCACCGAAGAATCTATCGATCAATTGCCCGACTTTTTAGGGGAACTTATTGAAGATAAGATTGATAGTGTGATTGGGATTACCCCTGATCAAGTGAAAAATTTAGGGTTGCAGTTGAGCTAGGCCGAGCGATGAAACCTGACCCTGATGATATTCTCGTATATGAGCATTTTAGACAAGCACATGGATGGCCACCATCTGTGGTTGATGCACAAGATGCGGTCTTTATTCAGAAGTTTTTAGTCATGGATAGGCACCGCGATAAGATAGCAAAATCAAAGAAGGGAAAACAATGAGTGAAGATGTCCCTGCGGGCGGACAAACAGAGGACGCCCGTATTCGGGCAATTATCAAGGTTCAAGGCGAAGGTGTCGAATATACGACTGCTCAGTTCCGTGCCTTAGAACAGGCGATGGATCGAACAGTCAATGTCGCCCGCCAAACTTCTTCTTCAATTCGAGAAATTACTTTCACGAAGAAAGAAGGACAGCCTATGCAAGTTGCGATGCAGGGTGTTAAGGATTATGGAGAGGAAGTCAAGAAAGCTAAGACCTTTATGGATGCCGCGAAGGGAGCCGCAGGGGATTGGGCAAAATCCTTATTCGGAGTTGCAGAAGGAGCTGGAGCAGCAGATATCAAACTAGCCATTTTGATTAAGGCCGTGGAACTTCTAATTAAGACTTTCATGGGCGCAGTAAATGCAGCAGCAGATTTTGAATGGCAGATGACTCGGGTAGGAATCGTGGCAGGAGATGCGGTTGCTGGTATTGAGTCAAATATGCAAAGTATGAAAGATGCCGTGTGGGATGCGGCCACTTCTTCAGTATTACAGATGCGCGACGTAACTGAGATCATGTATGAATTTGCGGCCGCGGGGCGTTGGACAGCCGAAGAGATTAATGATGCGACCCAAGCAATTACTAATTTAGGGATGGCGACCGGACAATTAGAGAACTTGGATGATGTAGCGAAGTTAGTAGGAACTTCAATGCATATGTTTGGGGCACAGGTCGAGGATGTTACGATGCTGGTTGATATCATGGCAAAGGCCGTGAATGATTCAGCATTATCGGTGAATGACATCGCGATTGCGTTCCGATATGTGGGGCCGATTGCGGTCATGGCCGAACAGGAATTGACACAAGTAGCCGCAGCATTGACGGTGCTTTCTAATCAAGGATTTGCTGCGAGTCAAGCAGGGCGATATCTCCGACAGGTCTATACCTACCTTGCAGATCGAACTCCTGAGACAGAAAAGGCGCTTCGCCGATTAGGTGTTGAGGCGTTTGATAGTTCAGGGAACTTCCGTCAGTTGGGAGATATTGTGCATGATCTAACTCTGGCGATGGAAGGACTTACTCCAGAAGAGCGCACAGGATTACTAATTCGTGGGTTTGGGGTGTGGGCAGGTTCAGCATTAGCCGCGTTAGTCAATGCCGAGCGGGAAGCAATTGCGACAGGAAATGAAATGACTGATTCTCTCAATGCAGTCGCCGATGCAATTTACCAACCCGGGGAAGCCGCACGCCGTTCTGCCGAATTAATGGGAACGATGCGTGGGCAACAGCAAAAGTTCCATACTCAAATTAAAGAATTAACGACAACTCTTGGAGAAAAGGCTACTCCCGGGATGACGCGATTCTATCAAGCGATGAATCGTATCTTAGAAATGGAATCTGTTCAAGACCTCATTGAAGGACTTGGAGATGTATTCGGAGTTCTCGGGGATGCGATTGCATTTTCTGCGGAGAGTCTTGAGCGAATGGTGGCAATATGGGATGCTCTCGACATTGACCTCAAAGATATCTTAACCCCCGGGGTTGGGCGTGGTGGAATAAGCCGTGAACAGAGGGATAGCCTCTTTGAGGGGATTGCCGAATTTGCTGGAGGAGCAGGGCGTGGTGGAGGAGCAGGCTATGTTCAAACGATCAACGTCTTTGCGACCGGAGCAACGCATGCCTTGGGGAGCACGATTGCGAAGGAGTTACGTTATCAGGGGGGACTCGGATGATTCTGCGTCGGGCATTGTGGTTAGAACATTTTGAAGACGGTACGTTTTATGATTATTGGGATTCTACTGTTGCGTCTGGTACGGGATCACATTCTCTTCACGAAGGCCTCTTTGTGAAAGATGGGGTATGTTCGATCCGTGTTGATTTTACGCTAACATCTGGTGGGACACTCGATATTGAGAAAACGTGGAGCACTCCTAACCTAGACCTATCTGATTATGATCGGGTATATTTTTGGATTCGTGCTTCAGAAGCAGGGTATCCTAGATTTCGATTGCGTAATAATGGTTCATGGGGCTCATATGACTTTATGGATGTGAGCACCACGGCCGATACATGGATACTGACTTATGATTCGTTGAGTGGGACGCGTAATCAAGTCGATGGATTCGGGATTCAATTCCAGCAGGCCGAGTTTGGAACAGGAGCCGAGGTTGTATATATTGATACCATTGTAGTGGTACGAACGGACACAGATCATTATTATGATTTCGGGGAGATTAATGAACTCCGTCTAACAAAAGGGATGGAACGGGATGCGCGGGTAGAAAAGACCCCCGGCCGAGACATGGGCTTTGTGTTGGATCGTGGAACAACGATTCGAACCCGAACTCTTTTAGCAGAATGGAAAAGTCTAGCCGATAAACAAGAGTTCGAAGATATGATGCGGAGCGGAGACAATCTTTTCTTTTTTACCGGACTGAGTGGCCAACATGGAATCATGGTGCGTCTCATTGGTAAACGAACAGATCAATTAGCAGGAGAAATAGCGCGTCATCCTGCCGGACTCAAGTTTGTTGAAACCTTGGGGGAGTTACTATGACTGTCAAACTATATCCTGCGCTCTTAATTGATAATTTTGAGCATGGCTCAACGCGACTGTGGACTGAGACGGATTCAGGAAATGGAACAATTTCGATGGAACTCCATTCAGGGAAATACGTAAAGAGTGGGAGGAACTCGCTTCATATGGATATGACCACAGGGAGCACTCAATCAGGCACATTATTAGTCGATCATTGGTTTAATATGCACTATACCACAAAGGATTTTTCTGATTACACGCACGCTGCGTTTTGGGTATATTCGGCCTGTACGAGAAATCCCCCTGTATTAATTCATCGGTTTCTCAATGATGCCACATGGTCTACATGGGCATATTGTTCGGGGTTAGTAACAAATGGGTGGGGAGTAGCGACCGTGGCATTGCCTTCGGCCCGAAATAATGTCGAACAATTCAGGCTTCTCATCGATGAGACTGATTATGGATCGAGTGAGGATGTTGATCTATATATCGATGGAATCTGTTTAATCGATAATGACAATGCATTTGATTTATCAAACACCGATGAGAATATTTCTGAAGAGGATACCTATCAAGTTCGGGAGATTCCTATTGCGCATGGACTGAAGGATACAATGGATATGGGACGCCATCCACGAATGTTTTCAGTGACGGGGATTTTACCGACAACGACAACTTCTGCGTTAGAGCGCGAAGCTCAACTGGAAGATTTGGTGTTGGGAGGAAATGAGTTTTATTTCCACTCAGATGTCTTTTCAGGATTGGTGAAGATTATCACATATACTTCGACAGTCGTTGCAGGAGCAATCGATACGGTGTCTTATACGTTAGGTTTGGTAGAAGATTTTGGATCAATTCACATAGTACGTTAGGTGGGGGTTATGAGTAAGAAAGCAGTAGGAATATTACAAACGCGAAAAGAAGTATTAGAAGATGATGAAAGTCGATTGAGCTTAGAGATTGCGCAAATTCAGGAAAAACAACAAGCCCTTCAGAATTTAGGGAATCGGAAGCTCACAGAATTATTTTCAATCCGCGAACGGATCAAAGAAATTGTTGAGTTATTAAAGCTACATGGGCATGATGATGATATAGATGATTTAGGTGAACCGAAATGAAACCCGCTGCTGATGTAAAAGTTCTTCACGATGTTGTATTTGAGGAGTTCGCGTGGGCCGAAACGAATGACCCCAAACATCGGGTAGATAATACTACATCAGGGTGGTGTGAGGATTTCAGGGACTGCACAAATGTCGTGTACTACACCCGCCCTGCGGCTGTGGGAGCATCAGATTATTCTTTCACATCGAACGGAGTAATTGGGCGCATACAGGTCAATTGTGATCAGGTTCTGGAGAATGAGTGGGTAGCTTACCAGATCAATAATACAAATCTCTCTACCACAGACTTCCCTATCATTGAGGGGCGTGTTAAAGTTTCAAATACGAATGCGACTATCCGCGTACGCGTGATTTTCACAACCGCAGGAGAGACTCAGGTATATAGCGGGAGTCCTACAACGTGGACAACATTCCGTTTAAATATGTATGACTTGGTAGGCAACGATACGGCCGAATCAATTCTCATTTATGTGGATGACACTAATGACACGTTTGCTGGGGGTTGGATTTCAGGGTACGTGGATTGGCTCCGTGTCTTTGAGTTGAAGGGATGGTCACTTGCAGGAAGTTATACGGATGGCGAATACTGGAATGAGGATGGGGTACTTCGTCTCGAAGGGAACACTACAGGATCAAACTGGATTGGAGTAGTTAAGACATCGGAATCGGTATCTCCAACAGAATACCCCTATATTGTATATCGCGCCCGAGCGATTAATGGAGGGATTTATCGAATTGTCCTTGGTGGGGCCTATGTGGAACATACTAATACCGAGTTTGAAGTTTTTGTTAAACACGTCAATGATTTTACTGGTACTGTATCTGACCCTATTACTCAAATCGGAGTGCGAGGCGGTGATAACGGGCAGACCGACGGTGGAGCAGAAATAGATTGGGTTGTGTTTTGTCGAGAACCACATTGTATTTCCGATAATGGACATCTTCTGTCAGTCACAACAACATATAGTGAGGGGATTATTCCTTCCTATCATCTCCGTGTTGCCAACCCTCCCCTCTTACAGGAATCCATTTTTTATGATAATATCGAATGGTCACAAACTGAGAAGGATAACTATAACGAGACAACCTATCAATACGCCGGATGGCAATGCCGTTGTGGGGACGCAGGGCATTGGGATCTTGCATCAGGAACAGGTAGCGATACTTCGGTCGGCGATGTGATGCAATTTACCGTAACGACAGGGCCGACTGAGTGGGAACATTCCCCCAATGTGTTTCTGGATACTTCGCACTTTCGGCGGTGTAAAATCCGCCTTTCTGTGAGTAATGCATCTGCTGCGCTTTCTTTGCGATTTCACACAACAGATGGAACGTGGTACGAGAGTACCACATGGAATGACACAACTGTCAATACCAAGCATGTTGATCTCTATGCTCTTTGTTTAGGGAAGACCATTGATCAGATTCGTGTCAAGATAAGTGGGAATAGTTACACAGGATATGTTCGGTTCATTAAAATCTTTGCAGAAGCGAACATGGGATATTATAGTGGGCGCCTGAAGTCGAGCGATGTGGTGAGCATCGAGTTATCTCCAAATAGTACAGATTATTATTCGTGTTTTGTGGGGTACATTGGAGATACCGCAGGGATTGAGGCATCACAACGAATGGATATTGATGGGCGTTCGCGCGCGATGAAATACCAT